TCTTAACCTAACATTATCATAGGAGTAAATATGTTTGCATTAGTAGAATCAGGAAAAATTACACAGTTCCCCAAAGGCAACAAAGGAATTACAATAGGAGATAATCAATATCCACAAACTATTTACACAGTATGGACCGAAGCAGAAAGAAACGCTATTGGCATCTATACTGTAGAAATAGATGAGACAAATAAAAAAGATGAAGCATTTTATGTTAATACAAATATTACTTATGCATTTGGTAGTGGTAAAGTAACAGGTAGTTATGGAACAGCAACTGCTAAAGAACTTGCAGACAAAGACGCAGTTGATAAAGATGGTAATAAATTAAAAGATGATAAAGGTAATCAAATAGTTATCTATGGTCTTAAAACACAATACAAAAATAAATTTAATACACACGCTGCAGAATTACTTGCCAAGACAGATTGGTATGTTATCAAAGCTGCAGATGTAGATTCTTATTCTGTACCTGATAATATTAAAACATACAGAGCAGCAGTAAGAACAAAAGTTAATGCGATGGAAACATCCATAGATAATTGTTCAGATGTAGATGCCTTAATAACTTTATTGACATATACTACAGATAGTGAGGGAGTCACATCAAGACCCCTAGGTGAGTTTCCAGACGAGGTAGTGTAACATGGGAGTTACAATACCTGGACCTTCAGGTGAAGTTAAAGAAAGTTATGAAATAAGTAACTCTCTTAGGTTTAATGATGGAGATAGTCCGCAATTAAACTTAGCCAATGAGGGCACTGTAACCAATAATAAAATATTTACATATAGTGTTTGGATAAAAAAATCTAGCATTGAAAGTGCTAATCAAAGTATTATTAGTGCTGAAAGCGGTAACAACAGAGCACAACTTCTTTTTAGGAGTAGCAGTAATGATGCAATTAGAATTGTAGAAACCTCTGATGCTTATTCTAGTTTTAACACACTTCTAACAACGGCTTCTTTGTTTCGTGACCCTAGTGCTTGGTATCACATCGTATTAAGTTATGACAGCACAGATGGAACAGCAGGAGATAGAGTAAAAATATATGTTAATAGTGTTTTACAAACTTTGTCTGGAACAACAGCAGATTCAAATTTTACAACACCATTTAACGAAGAAAGTTATAATTTAGACATAGGGCATCTTAATAATAGTGAATTTCTAGATGGACATATGTCTGATGCACATTTTATAGATGGACAAGCGTTAACACCAACTTCTTTTGGAGAAACTAATGACAACGGAGTTTGGATACCAAAAAGATACACAGGTTCTTATGGTCTTAATGGCTTTAAATTAGAATTTAAACAAACAGGAACTAGCACTAATTCAAGTGGTATTGGTGCAGACACATCTGGTAATGATAGGCACTTTGCTGTGTCAAATCTTGCAGCTCATGACATAACAGAAGATACACCTACTAATAATTTTGCTACACTAAATTCATTGTTTAGAAGTAATTTTGATAATGATGGAGAATTCAGAGAGGGTAGTTCTCAAATAGCTTTTACATCAGGAGACTCAGATAGAGGATATGGTTTTTCAACTTTTGGTGTGACATCTGGTAAATGGTATTGGGAAGTAAAAATTACAACTGTAGCGAGAGCTAATACGGGTATTGGAGATGCCACCGCCATAGCAGCATTTACTGGTCCCTTATATGACGAAAGTACATCAAAAGGTTTTATAGTAAATTATGCAGGTGGAATTGAAGAAAATGGCACATCAACAAGTTATGCTAATTCCTTGAGTGATAATGATATAGTCATGTGGGCATTAGATATGGATAATCACAGAGCGTATTATGGTATAAATGGAACATGGCAAGATAGTGGTGACCCTACAAGCGGCTCAACAGGAACAGGGGATGTTACTACACAAATTAGTGACCAGTCTCATTTAAACACAGGAGAGCCTATGTTCCCATTTTGTCTTGATGCTTCAACAAGCGGACAATCAAATTTTAAATGGAATTTTGGCAACCCCCCTTTTACAATATCAAGTGGTAACAATGACGGCAAGTATGGTAACTTTGAATATGCACCACCATCAGGATATTATGCACTATGTACTAAAAGATTAGCGGAGTTTGGATAATGGCTTATACAACAATAGATGACGGTTCAAAATATTTTCAAGCAATTACATATTCAGGTAATAGTAATACAAGTCATGCAGTAACTAATACTGGTAATTCAACTTTACAACCCGATTGGATTTGGGTAAAAATTAGAACTGGACAAAATGACGACCACGTTTTAGTGGACTCTAGTAGAGGAAATTTAAAAAGACTTAAAGCTAATCAGGCTTATGATGAGGAAGCTGATAGAGCTGAAATTAAATCTTTTGACAGTAATGGTTTTACTTTAGGCACAGACGATGGTTCAAGTAACTATAATGGTTTTACTTATGTAGCATGGCAATGGAAGGCAAATGGCGGAACTACAACGACTAATGATGCAAGTGCTACAAGTGTAGGAAATTTAGATTCAGTCTATCAAGCAAATACTACAGCAGGATTTAGTATTGTAACATGGACAGGAGTACATCCTGGTAATCATTCTGTTGCTCACGGTTTGGGTATAGCACCTAAAGCTATAATTTTTAAAAATAGAAGCGACAATAATAACTGGCAAGTTCGACACGCAAGTTTAGCAGCATATCAAAAACTTCCTTTAAACGATACCACTCTTCCATCTACAGATTATAATTTAGGTCATGACATGGGCACAACGACATTTGCTTTGCAGAACAGTGAACTTGATAATGGTGACGGTGATTCAATGATAGCATATTGTTTTGCACCTATACAAGGATATTCTAAATTTGGTTCTTATAAAGGTAATAATAATGCAGATGGAGCGTTTGTTTATACAGGATTTAAACCAGCTTGGCTTATGGTAAAAAAAACTACTGATAATGCTAGAGCATGGGTAATACATGATAATAAACAAGACCCAGATAATCCTACGGCTAATAGATTAGATGCAAATACTAATGAAGTTAATCAAAGTTCTGGACATTTTGATTTTTTAAGTAATGGGTTTAAATGTCGGTCAACAGAGGGTGCTACAAATGCTTCTTCAACATATATATACTTCGCATTTGCAGAGCATCCATTTGTAAGTAGTAAAGGAGTGCCAGTAACGGCAAGATAGAATATGTTTGGTGTATCTTCTTTTGGTCAATACTCTTTTTCAGGATATACTGATCAACCGGTAAACTTAGAAGGTGTTCAAGCTACAATAAGCTTAGGAAACATTGCAGCGATTGAAGCGAACGCTGATGTTACTTTAGGAACTAATGTAAACAACATCTCTATCGGTGACTTAACCTTTGTAGGGGCAGCTAATGTTACTGTCAGTGGCAATGCACTTACATCTAGTTTAGGTAGTGCTACACCAAAAGGTGAAGCTGACGTAACTGTCACGACTAATTTAGCAGGAACCGTGGCTAGTGGAACAGTTACAATTGTAGCAAAAGCTGTTGTTCTTCCGGGAACAAATCTTTTAACTTCTTCGGTTACTAGTCCTGGTGTTATCACTTGGAACGATATAAACACAGGTGCAAGTCAAACATGGACAAATGTAGAAACTTAATATAAAATGGAGAACACATGTCATCATCATATTCAACATCACTAAAATTAGAAAAAATGACCACTGGCGAAAAAGCTGGTTTATGGGGCACAGTTACTAATACAAATTTAGATTTAATTCAAGAGGCAGTAGGAGGTTATATTTCTATTGCTGTTACCAATGCAGATATAACAACAACTATAGCAGATGGAGCATCTTCTAATGGCCGTAACGCTGTTATTAAATTAACAGGAACACTTACTGCTAATAGAAATATTACTGTTCCAGATTCAGTAGAAAAAGCTTGGTTAGTCGTTGATGCAACGGATAGAAGTTCTAGTCACTATACATTAACATTTAAAACTGCATCGGGGACTGGGGTTACACTAGCTCGAGGTTCTACTACTTTATTGTTTTCAGACGGAACAAACATTGTAAAAGGTATGATAAAAAAAGGATATGTAACAACTACTTCCGCTTATACTGCTGTTGCAGATGATCAAATTATAGTAGATACAAGTTCTGCTCCTGTCACAATCACATTACCTGCAAGTCCTAGTGTAGGAGATGAAGTACATTTTATAGATGCAAAAGGATCTTTTGGTTCTAACAATTTAATTATTAATAGAAATAGTTCCAATATTAATTCAGGCACATCTAATTTAACAGTATCAACAAACGGTCAGTCTTTTACATTAGTTTATGCAAACGCAACTAGAGGTTGGACTTATAAGACATTTATATAGGAGATAATTTTGTCTCTTATTAATTTCGAAATTATTCCTGGAATAGATAAACAAAACACTACTAAAGGTGCTGAAAATCGTTGGATTGATAGTACCAATGTAAGATTTAGATATGGTTTACCAGAAAAGATAGGTGGTTGGTCTTCTTTAGTTTCAGATAGTATTGTTGGTGTGGTTCGTGCACAAAAACCTTTTATAGACACAACTGGTAATAGATATATTGCTCTTGGTACAGATAAATTTTTATTATTATTTTTTGAAGGTCAACTTCACGACATCACTCCTTTTGATTCTACAAGACAACAAACAAGTGCTACTTTAGCAACAACCGATGAATCAACATCTGTTTTAGTCACAACTTCAAGTGCTCATGGTGCAAGTGTTGGAGATATTATATTACTTGATAGCGTCACCTTACCTAGTGGTACAGGTCTTAGTGCTAGTAATTTTGAAGACAAAGTTTTTATGATTAATACTGTTCCTAGTACAACTACATTTACAATTACTTCTTCGGCGGCAGCAACAGCTACTGTTAGTGCAGGAGGTTCTACCACGGTAGAATTTTATTTTGTAGTTGGCCCACAAAAACAAACTTATGGATATGGTTGGGGTGTTAGTACATGGGGTGGCACAATATCAGACGCAGCGTCAACAACGGTGAACGAAGATTTAGATAACAGTGAAACAACAATAACACTTTCTAGTGCTTCATCTTTTCCTACAGCAGGAACTATTTTAATTGGTTCAGAACTTATAACTTACACAGGAAAGTCTACTAATGATTTAACAGGGTGTACACGAGGAGCTTTAGGTACTACAGCTACAACCCACAGTAATGGAGCAACCGTAGTTAATGCAACAGATTATAATGCTTGGGGTGACGCAGTAAAAGCTGGCCAAGTAAACTTAGAACCGGGTCTTTGGTCTTTAGATAATTTTGGTGAAGTATTGGTTGCAACAGTTGCTAATAGTAAAACTTTTACATGGAATCCTTCATCAACAACACCTTTAACAACTAGAGCAGCTTTAGATACAACAAACTTTGCAACAGGAAGTAATCCTACAGCTTCTCGATTAACTTTAATATCACCTACTACAAGACACTTAATACACTTTGGTACAGAAACAACCGTGGGTACAGCAACAACTCAAGACGATATGTTTATAAGATTTTCAGAGAGAGAAAATATTAATAGTTATACACCTAGTGTTACGAATACGGCAGGTTCTCAAAGACTTCAAGACGGAACAAAAATTATTGGTGCTTTAAAAGCAAAAGAAAATATTTTGATATGGACCGATACAGCTTTATATACAATGAAGTTTGTTGGATCTCCTTTTATATTTGGTTTTGAACAAGTAGGCACTAACTGTGGTTTAATTGGTAAAAACGCTGCTATAGAAGTAGATGGTGTTGCTTATTGGATGGGCACAAAAGGTTTCTTTTTATTTGACGGTACAGTTAAAACACTACCTTGTTCCGTAGAAGACGAAGTTTTTAACAACATAGATACAACAAAAGGACAACAAGTTGTTGCAGGATTAAATAATTTATTTTCAGAAATAACTTGGTGGTATCCTACAAATAGTGATTTTAATAATAAGGCTGTAGCATATAATTATGCTGAGTCAGCACAAGTTCCCGGTGGTGTGTGGTACACCAATGGTGAACCGAGGACTTCTTGGATTGATGCAAACTTATATCCGAAACCTCATGCAACAAAATTTGATGATACTGGCACAGGAAGTTTTCCTGTTATTTTAGGTGAAGATGGATTAGGTAAAACAATATATTTTGAACATGAAATAGGAACTGATCAAGTTAATGAAGATGGAAGCGTCACTACCATAGAATCTAACATAGAGTCTTATGATTTTGATTTACAAACTGAAACAGGTGTTGGTGAAAAATTTGTATCGGTTAGTCGTTTTATACCTGATTTTAAAAATTTAACAGGTAACGCTACTGTAACTTTAGCTGTTAAAAGATATCCTTCTGAAACAGGTATTAGTTCTACACATAGTCCTTTTACAATAAATTCAAGCACCGATAAAGTAGATACAAGAGCAAGAGGAAGATATGTTAATGTTAAAGTTGCAAACACAGATATTAATCAAGAGTGGAGATACGGAACATTAACTCTTGATGTTAAACCAGATGGAATGAGATAATGGCTAGAATAGTAGTAAGAATACCAGAACCTAAAGATAACTATGAGGTATCTAATCAAAGACAAATTAACAGAGGTATTGCAGCATTGATTGAAGAACTCAATACAACATATCAACAAAATTTAAGAGAGGAAGAAGAGCGTTTTGCTTTCTTCTTTAGTTAATGGCTAATAATTATTTAAACAAAAAAGTAGATTTAACTAGTACTGACATAACAACTCTTTATACAGTACCTTCTGAAACTACAGGTATAATTAAATCAATTATTGTATCAAATGATTCTGCTAGTGCAGACACTCTTACAGTTACTTTAACTAATGGTAGCAATGTTTTTAGTGTTTATAAAGAAGAAGCAGTTGGTGCAAAAACTACCAAAGAACTTCTTTCACAACCTTTGGTTGTTGAAGAAACAGAAATAATTAAAGTCACAGCAGCTACAGCCAATAGACTTCATGTCATATTATCTGTACTAGAAATGACAAGAACAACATAGGAGGTAAAATGGTATCATTTGTAGAAAAAGGTAAAGCAGATACAATAGTCAATGGTAAGGTTATTGAACAAATTGACATTGAAACAGAAGTAACAGTTAAAAACCTTAAAACTAACAAAGAATATTCATCAGATAAAGAGGCAGAAGACGATGTTAATGACCCAAATACAGACACAAAACAAGAAGATATTTCTAGAAGTGTTAATATAAAGGTTGCTAAAATGCCAGATGTTATATCTAAATCTGAGGATGAATAGTTGATTTTCAAGGCAAAAAAAAGTAATGTGTTTATGATAGATGCAGATAAAATAAAGGATATAGCCATAATATGTGGTTTATATAAATCTTTTCCTCGCTATCAAGACTACACGAACGAGGACGTGCTCCAACATATTTTACCATCCATTATATTAGGACAATACAAGGTGCATTATGAAAATAATTTACCAATTGCTTTTACCAATTGGGCTTTTTTAAATGAAGAAACAGAACAAAAATTTATGAAAACAGCAGACTTAGACCCTCAAGATTATAATAGTGGAACGATACCTTGGCATATAGATACTGTGTGTTGTGGTAATATTAAAAAGGTAATGAAGTGGAGTAAAGAATACTTTACTAAATTGTTAGGATATAATAAACCTGTGAAATGGTTAAGAATGTCAGACAACGAAACAATTAAAAGAATGGCTATTCAATATACAAAAGGATATTATGCATAATGGGTAAAGTATTTAAAAAAGCAGAAGACGTAGTATCAGACGTATTTAGACCTGTTAACAAAGTTATTTCAAGAATTGTACCTAATGAAATTAAACCTTTCATAGGACCCCTAGCATCCGTTCTAGTTCCTGGTAGTCTAGTTCCTGGTGGTGCAGGAATTATGAGTAATTTTGCTAGAGGTTATTTTGCTAACCTATTAGCAGACAGTGCTGTTAATGAAGGTAAAACAGATTTAAGAAAAGCTGCATTATCTGGAATATTTAAAACTCTTCCAACTTCTGCAGATATTCGACAAGATGTTCCAGCACCAGATAAAACATTTATGCAAAAACTAGCTACAGAAGGTAAAGAAGTTACAGCTAAAGTTGGAGACTTTTTAAATCCAAGTATTTCTAGTGAAGAAGGTAAAATACTTTCATCAATAGCTAATGTTGGTAAAGCTGTAGGAACACAAGCAGCAGCGGGAGCAGGATTTGATATTTACGATGCTGCTAAAGCTGCACAAGACGCTTATCAAAATTCAGAAGATGGATACAATACGGCTGAATACTTGGGTTATTTAAGAAATTATCTTGCAAACGCAGGATATTCACAACAACAAATAGATGATTATGTGGCCAATAGACCAAGTTACAATAAAGGTGGTCGTGTAGGATTCGCTGAAGGCACAGGAATATTTGACACTATGCAAGATCCCGGTGATCCTTATAACGACAAATATATCTTACAAGAAAAAGACGATGAATTAAGCATAGAAGAAATACTTCAAATTTTAAAAGATGGTGTAGCCATGGCTGATCCTAAACCTACAGAATCTGGAAACCCTGCTGACACCTTAATAGATTTACCGGGTGAATTAGAAGATGTGGACGATAGAAGTTTTGCAGGTGGACCTAAAAGTTTATTAGACCCTAGTGAAATGATAGCAGACAATGCTGGTGGTGGTTTAGGTAAGATGCAACAACAATTAATACAAATGGGAGTTAATACTTCTCAAATGTCACCAACTGAAATTATGGAAATATATAACAGAATGATGGGTGGAGAATCAGGACAATATTTTGGTGCTAAAAAAGGTGGACTTGCAACTTTAAAAATGGGTGGTATGCCTTCTATGGAAATGGACTATAGAGGCGGTGGCTTTATACCTGTGGGGTCTAAAGAGAAAGCTGATGATGTCCCCGCAAGATTATCAAAAAATGAATTTGTTATGACGGCTGATGCCGTTAGAGCTGCTGGTGGTGGTAGTGTTAATAAAGGAGCACAAAGAATGTATCAATTAATGAACGCCTTGGAGAGTAAAGTATAATGGCAGAAACAACAATAACTAGACCCGCCCCCTTTATAGAAGCCGGTGGTGAGGTACTTGTAGATAAATTAACAAAACAATTAGGAACACCTATTGATACACGTTCTTATGCACCTACTGTAGCAGGCGAAACAGCTTTACAACAACAAGCTAGAACTTTAGCAGGTGGCCTAGGTTCTTTTGAACCGTTCTTAAATCAAGCAGCGACCGATGCTACTGCTGCTCAAACTTTAACAGGTCCTCAAGCCTATCAAGATTTTATGTCACCGTATCAACAAGAAGTTATCGATGCTTCTCTTGCTGCTTTGGAACGAGAAAGAGCAGCACAAAGATCAGCGATTGGTGATCAAGCGTTTCAGTTTGGTGCCTTTGGTGGTGGTAGACAAGGTGCTCAAGAAGGTGAGTTTGATGCCGTTACTGCTTTTAATAAAGCACAACTAGAAGCACAATTAAGACAACAAGGATTTCAACAAGCACAACAAGCAGCACAACAAGCTTTTGCTAATCAACAAGCATTATCTACACAACAACAAGGATTAGCTCAACTAGCCCCACAATTAGCACAACAACAAATTACCGGTGTTGGTCAATTAGGTCAGCAACAACAAGCACAGGCACAAGCTATTATTGATGCACAAGCGGCAGCAGATAGAGAAGCAGCTTTTGCCGATCAACAAAACTTAGGATTTGTTGGTCAACAATTAACAGGATTAATAGGTGGATATCCAGCACAAGCAGGCTACTCTACAACATCAGCACCTCCTCCTAGCCCACTATCTCAAATTCTTGGAATGGGTGCGGGTCTTGCAGGTATTGGTGGTCAGTTAGGATTGTTTGGTTAATGAGTAGAACTTTAAATAGACCTATGTTTAGACGTGGTGGTAAAGTCGATAGCCGTGGAACAGGGATCACGTCTGGATTAATGCCAAGACAAAATTATCAAAATGCAGGTTTTGTATTTCCAGGTGATGAATCTAAAACAACACCAACAACACAACCCACAGGAGGAGGTACAGGTTTTTCTCAATCTCCTTTTAAAAAACTTATTGTAGATCCCGCTTTAAGTGCCATTCATCCTGTTGTAAATGTTGGTTCAGACATAGGTAATTTTGCAAAAATATTTTTTGGTGGTGAACCTACTTTTAAATATTTAGATCCTTTTGAACCAGGTAGTGGTTTTGGAGTAGCAGTAGAGGACTTTGATACTTTTAGATATGGTCCTAATAAAAAAGAACAAACGACAACAGAACTTCCTGAAGCTCCTGTAATAGATCAATCAGAAGATAATCAACAAGGAGATAAGACAGTAACCATGGATGAAAAGAAAGATGCTCCTGAAGTACAAGATAATAATAAAGCAATAGATGTTGATGCTATGGAAGATCTGATAGACGCAGACGCTAAAACTTTTGAAAGAATTATGTTAGGGGATAGTGCTACTAAAGATAAAATATTTAAGATGTTAACTGCTGCTGCTCCTAAAATTTTAGATGAAGATTATGGTGGAGCTATTGAAGCTGCTGGTGAGGTAGGAGACGATAGTACTATAAAAGCAAAAGCAAGAGAAGCTGCCGTTTCAAAATATATTTCAGATACAGCGTCTACTGATAAACAAAAAGATTATGCTTTTATTAAAAATAAATATCCTAAAATATCTGAAGAAGACGCTATTGCTTTTGCAGGAGGTCAAAGTCAATTTCAAAAAGAGTTACCTTTATCTACAGTAAGAGCTACTATTAGTTCTAACTTTGAACCATCTACTTTACACGAACAAGCTTATAGAGACGGACATATTGAATTTAGAGCTTTAAAAACAAGGTATGGTGCCGATCTTAAAATACTTCCATATAAAGCAAAAGGTAAATCAATAGAAGATGGTTTTGAAGTAGTTACAACAAATTTAGATAAATCTAGTATTTATTTTGATACAGTAAATCAAAATTACATTGTGGCAGATAAAGAAACAGGTCAATCAAAAACATTTAATACTTTTGAAAGTGCTAACAGTTATTTAAGATCTTGAGGAGGATAAATGGTTGATTTTAATTTCGATCAAGAGCCTGAAAATAAAGTTGGAACTATACAATCTATACTAGCAGGTATTGCATCTGGTTTTATTAAGATACCAGAAGGTGTTATATCTTTAGGAGCAAGTCTCATTGACCTCGGTGCGGGAACCAATAACGCTGCAAAAGTAGAAGCTTTCTTTGATCAAATAAATCCTTTTGATGAAGCAGCAGAAGCAACCACAGCAGGTAAAATAACAGAAACCTTAGTTAATCTTGGTATTCCCGGTGCTGTTGCGTTTACAAAAGGCGCTCAACTTGCTAACGCTGCAATTAAAGGAAAGAAAGCAAAAAAATATTTCGCATTAGATAAAAAAGCATTAAGCCCTGTGGAGTTAAGAGAAGCTAGAAAGCTTGCCACGACATTTAACAAAAAAGAAAAAGCTGCCAAATACGGCATAGCAGCATTTGGTTCAGGTATGGCTGAAGGTGTGTTTGTAGGAGACGTAGATAAAGTAGGAACTTTTGGTGATATGTTAGGAGGTCCTACTAAATTAGATAGAACTGAAGACTATGATCCAGGTAGAGAAATATTAAATCGTATTAAGTTTGGAACAGAAGGTGCTTTGTTTTCTGGTGTTATTGGTGGCACAGGATTAGCAATTAAAAAATTAGTTCAAAGAAATAAAAATTTAGCTCGAAGCGATGAAGCGGGTGATAGATTTTTAGATAAATTTGCAGGAAAATTTAGAGCAAGAAGTCAAAAAGATCCTGAATTTTTTAGAATAGAAAGAGAATTTGAAGGAATCAGAGCACAAGATGTAGCTATAGCTCAACAAACAGCAAGAGAAATTACAAAAGAAATAGATAAGATGTTTCCTTTTTTAAAGACGGCATTTAACTCAACAACAAAGAAAGAAAGAAAAAAATTATTAAAAGAATTAAATGATGTTCTTTTGTCTGGTAAACCTGGTT